CAACGGGGTTGCAACTGCTAATTTTTCAAGTGGCTTGCCAATGGGTTTTGGTTACCATTACGGATTGGTAGATTATGGATATTCTAGAGTTTCACCAAAGACATTCAGCACAACTGACCTTGTGCCTATGGTATACTGTAAAGAGGTAATGGATAAATGCTTAGAATTGTCAGCAAACAATATAACTTACAGTAGTGATTACTTAGATAGCGATTTGTTTAAAAAGGAGTTGCTAGGTTTTGGAGGTGGTGAAAAGGTAGCGTTAACTGCTTCAGAAGTTGCGAATAGACGTGTGAATATTACAGCTGAATATAACAATGTAAATAGTTTTAATCATGTAAGTAAACAAGCACAAATTTATAAATATCTATTTTCTTATAGCGTTTCTTTGCTAGCTGATTGGGATGGATGTGTACCTACTTTGATACATGATAATTTTGACCAATTTTTCTTTGACCACAACAATACTGGAAACGGTTTTTTTCAGGGTGTGAATGTACGTAAACAAGGACTTTACAATATGAACGCTAGTTTTCCATTACGTATTGCATTTGATAATTTTGGAAACCAAGTTTATACGGGTGGCTTTATAAATGTTAGATTTACAACTTATAAGAACGGGTCTGTATTAGATACTTATGTAGTACAACAAACTAGCTTAGCTACATTAAACCAAACTTTTGCTTATGATTATAACGTTCAGTTAAATGCTGGCGATGTTATTTACTTTGGTATACAAGTTTATGCAGACTTAACACTTACACAGACCGCCCCAGCTGTTTCTGTAAACAATCCTTTAATTATTACAATCGAAAATAACCCAACAGATTTCATACTAGATTTTACAAGTGTACAAACTTCTTTACAAGATGGTGACCCAGTAGATATATCTAGATTCATTCCTGATATGAAAGCAAGCACTTTCTTTGAGGCGCAAATATTGAAAGCTAATCTATATTTTAGTGACCCTGATAAATTGGGAGTTGTGACAGTAGAACCGTTAAGCGATTTTTATCTAGATACCGATACATTTTGGGACATTACAGATATTGTAGACCACAGCAAAGAAATAACTATAAAACCGTCTTCATCAATTGAGGGCAAAGTATACAAATTTCAATGGTTAAATGATAATGATTATGACAATACATTGTACCGTTCTTATTTCGACATTAATTACGGTGATAATTGGTATGTTGTGCCTAGTACATTTCAGACGGGACAAAGAGTTTATCAATTGCCTTTTGCTCAATCAATACCAACAGACGAAGTGTTTCCTTTTATAGCGCCTCGTATTGTATCATACGACCCAGCGACAGATATTAAAAAGCCGTTTAAAGGTAAGCCACGTTTGTACTTATGGAATGGTTTAAAATCGGGTTCATGGAGGTTAAAAGATACTATCGGAACGGGTAAAACAGACTTAACTTCATATCCATGTGTACATCATTTCGATAACTTTGAAAATCCAGCATTCGATTTGAATTGGGGTTTACCTATTCTATTTGCTTACAATGCCACAAGCGTAACTACTGACAATTTATACACTAGATACCACGAAAGATTTGTAAAAGAAATTACTGGCAAAGATAGTAAGATAGTTACTTTGTACGCTAGGATAACGAACGCTGATATTAATAAGCTAAACTTTGCGAAGTTGATTATGGTTAACGGGGTATTATTTAGATTGAATCTAATTAGTGACTTCGATAGTAACGTGACAGATAGCACTAAGATTGAGCTAGTTAAAATTATAGAGGCAAGCGCTACGGCTGGCGGTGGCTTATCAACGTATGAGGAAAGCGTATACGCTAAGTCATCAATGTTAACTTCACCAACGGGTGTTGGAATAGACACAGACGTTATAAGTGGAGGGTACAACGATACATTACAATATTCACAAATACAATATACAAAAACAAATGGATAGTTTCAGCAGAATAGTAATTAAACAAGGGGCGGGAGTGCCTACAGTCCCAGCAAGTGCAGACCACAGAAACGGCGACTGGATAGCTACCGATATTTACGAGGGTGAATTTTATTTAGATACTAATACTGGATTGACGTATACACGCAGTTCTACTGGTATAACCTTTTCCAATGGAAAGCCGTTAACAAAAGAGTATAGAGCCTTAATATCACAGACTGGTACTAGTTCGCCATCTCTTATAGAATTTGAAAATACAATCGGGGCAATTGTATGGACTAGAATAGCTGTTGGAAAATACGTAGGTACATTAACAAGTGCTTTTACTATTAACAAAGTAGAGTGTTATTGTGGCACTCCTATGGTTGATGACAGGCTTTATTACTTTTACAGAAAATCAGCAGATGCAGTTGAATTATACACGTATGAGGCTGGTGTTTTTGCGGATGCTATTATAGATAATTTATCAATTAAAATAACTATAAACTAATGGCTGAAGAAATAGTATTTAAGACCACCGTTGATACTGGCAATAGTGTTAGCGCAATTAACAACGTTGATAAAGCGTTAAAGGAAGTAGACCAAACAGCTAAATCAACTGGCACGGATGTAAACAAAGCATTTGACGACTTAAATAAAAAAGTTGAAAGTGGGGAGTTGACAGTTAGACAATTAACTAAGGCAGTAAAGGAATACACAACTATTGCAATACAAGCGGGTGCAGATAGTCCAGTAGGTCAACAGGCGATTAAACAAGCGGGTGAGTTAAAGGATAGGTTAGCTGATTTACAGACTCAAATTAATGCGGCTGCTAATGATGGTCGTAATATGCAAACGGCTTTACAAGTTGGTCAGGGAGTTGCTGCGGGTTATGCAGTTGCACAAGGCGCAATGGCTTTATTTGGTAGTGAATCGAAAGACCTACAGAAAACACTTGTTAAACTTCAAGCAGTACAAGCGGTATTGGCGGGACTTGAAGAAATACGTGCGATTTTAGAGAAAGAAAGTTTAGTGCGTATCAAAGCAAAATTAGTATGGGATAAAATAAAGATAGCTAGTGAATATGCTTACACAACTGCAATCGGTACGAGTACGGGAGCTTTGAAACTTGCTAGACTTGCAATGTTAGCTTTACCAATAGTTGCAATAATTGCGGGTATTGTGGCAATAGCTGGAGCGATGGGTGCTTTTAGTAGTTCAACAGAAGATGCTAGGCTTAAACAAAAAGCATTGAATGAAGAAAATCAAAAAAGTGTTGAACACATTGAAAAAATAATGACTGCTAGGCAAAAATCGATAAACCAAAACAAAGGGGAAATTGGATTTATTGAGCAGGAGTTAAAATTAATGAAAGCAAAAGGAGCAACGGCTCAATCATTAAGTGATAAAGAAAATGAACTTTATAAAGCTAAGGTTAGAAAATTAAAAGAAGAACAAGACTTACTAGACCAAACTAATAAATACGGAAGAACTAGAGCGTGGAAGTTAAAGAATGAGGCAGACCAACTAAGAAGAGATGAAGTTGTAAGGCAAGCTGAATTTAATAAAACAATCAATGAACAAAATGAGGCAAGTGCTGAAGAGGCTAAAAAGAATAAAGATAAAAGGGATGCTAAAATACTAGCAGATGCTAAATTACAAGCTGACAAACGTTTAGAACTAGCTAGAACGATTGAAGATTTAATGACTCAAAATATTGAAGATGCAGACCTTAGAAGATTAGAAGAGTTAAGGATTAGACAAAAAAGAGAGCGTGAAGATTTAAAGACTAAATTTGGTGAAGATGCTAAATTGATTGAAGAGTTAAGTACTAAGCAACTAAAAGAGCAAATTGACTTAGAAGATGAAATTGCAACGGCTAAAACTGACAAGCAAAAAGAAAAGGATGCAAAGAAACTTGAATTATTAAACAAAGATGCAAAAGCAACTTTAGAGGCTAGGTTAATTAATATTCGTGAAGACTTTGAGCTAGAACAAGAGCTTAAGTTAGAACTTGCAAAACTAGAAATGGAGCAAGCCTTACAGCAAGAGGGTTTGACTAATGGTGAAAAGTTAAAAATAGAGGCTGAATACCAAGCAAAGAAAGACGCTATTAAAAAAGATGGGGTTGATAAAGAAAAAGCAGTAAATGAAGAATCTGTAAAGCAAGGTTTAGATATAGCTGAAAAGTCTTTACAATCAATCCAAAATCTAAGTGACATCTATTTTAGTTCTAAAATGGGTAAACTAGAAAAGGGAAGTGCTGAAGAGGAAAAGTTTGCACGTAAACAATTTGAGATTAACAAAGCAATGCAAATCGGAGGCGCAATAATAGACGGAGCGAAAGCAGTCACAGCATCTTTAGCTAGTTCACCAGTCGCAATTGGTCCCGTTCCAAATCCCGTTGGTATTGCATCTTTAGCGTTGGCAGTTACTTCAAGCGTTGCAAGTATAGCGAAAATAGCAAGTACTAAGTTTGGTGGCACGGGTGGCGGTGGGGTTACTGCTCCTACAGTTCCAACAAATAACGGTGGCGGTACAGACGCTAATTCAACACAAGCCAATAACATGGGGAATACTAGTCAAGTTTCAAGTGTTGGGTTAATTGACAACTCTACTGGAATAAAAGTAACTGTCGTAGATAGCGAAATTAAAGCCGTAATGGACGCATCAGCACAGACTAATGTAGTTTCTACACTAGGAGGTTAAACTCTTATTTAGAATTAATCTAAATAAAAAGCAAATAATTGAATATTAATTTATAACTTTATATTATGTTACCAATTTACAAGCTAACTATTAATGATAATGACGACACTGGGGTTGATTACAATGCTTTTGTTGATACTCCCGCACATCTTAAAGCGTTTATTGCTTTTAACGAGTCAATGCCTTATAAGTTCAAAGAAGAGCAACGTATCGTTACGGGTGTTATGATGAGCGCAAACACGTTGATATATCGTAACTCTCCCGATATTGGGGAACACCAAGTATTTTTTGATGCAGAAACTATTAAGCAAATTGTTTTAAAGTTCTTCAAAAATAGTTTTGGGAATAACGTTAACAAAATGCACAATGAGAATGACAAAGTAAAACAGACTACAATGTTTGAAAGTTATTTTATTGATTCTAAACGTGGAGTTACTGCACCGATTGAATTTGAGAAACAAAACTTACAAGATGGAACTTGGATAGCATCGTACAAAGTTGAAGATGATAAACTATGGAGCGAAGTAAAAAGCGGTAAATTTCAGGGTTTTAGCGTTGAAGGAATTTTTGACAGAATACAAGTAAATTTAAAAACAAATAATAAACAAAAGATGAACAAAAAAGAAGTAAGCGGAAAGTCACTTTTTGAGCGTGTGTTTGGAAAAACCAAGTTTGAAGACGTGCCAGCTACGGAAGAGGTCGTTACATCATTTGCAGAAATTACATCAATAGACGGCACGGTGCTGACTTATGAGGGTGATTTGGCAATTGATACTCCTATTTTCGTAACTGATGAGAATGGTGAGCAGTTGCCAGCACCAAATGCAGACTATCAGTGTGAAATTGATGGAGTAGTTACAGTTGTTTCTGTTAACGAAAGCGGTCTAGTTTCAAATGTTGAAGTTGTAGAGATTGAAGAAGAAATGGCATCCGATAAAGAGGCTATTTTAACAGAGGTTTCTGAAGTTATGAAAGCAACTTTAGAGCAAACATTCAAAGCAATTGAGGAATTGAAAGCAGAGATTAAAGCTATCAAAGGAGCGAAAGAAAGTAAGTTTAACAACGATGCAAAAGTAGGAGCAAAAACAGCAGTTAAAATGACTGCGAGTGAAATTTTAAGTTTAAATAAATAAAAAATAAAAAGATGAATAAAATAGGTAAATTGGGCAAAGCCCTTAAAGAAAAATTTGATTACGATGTTGTAGGGTTGCCAGTATGGACTGACAATACAATGCCAGTTGTTATTACTGACTTGATTAATAACTCTGAATTTCTTAACTCTTTGACTTTAGAGTCAGATGTTAAAGGAACAAAAGAAATTGCTTTGTTGAATGCTGATGTAGCACTTCAAGCGAAAGTTGCTTGTACTCCATCTCCTGATGGTTCAGTTATTTTCACAAAAGCAGACTTAACAACAGTACCATTGTACATGGGTATCGAGTTCTGTAATGAAGATTTGAACGGTAAAATGACTCAAATCTTAAACAAGTTAGGGTTGAAAATGCAAGACGGTCAATTGCCAGCAGACTTAGAAACTATCTTAGGTGCTTACTTAGGTAAACTTTTACAACGTAAAGCTCAATTGTTAGTTGTTTCAGGAGATACTACATCATTGGATGCAGAGCTTGTATTGATGAATGGTTTACGTCACATCCTTGTAAACAATGCAGACGTATTGACATTCGATGCTCCTGATGCTACAATGACAGTTACAAATGCTTACTCTCAATTTTTAGGAGTACATGATAAAATCCCTACTGAATTGTTTGATAACGAAATGACTATCAAAATTTACACGGGACGTACTGAGGCTAGAAAATGTATTACTGCTTGGAATACTGCTAACCAATATGATAGAGTTGATGTTGTAAATACTAAGTCTAGTGTATCTTTCATATTGCCAGGTACAAACGTTGAAGTAGTTACACTTCCTGAATTAGATGGTAAATCTGAAGTTTACGCTATGCCTTTAGACTTGACATTTTTAGGAGTTGATTCTATGGATGACATGAACTTTGAAGTTAAGTATGATGCTTATAATGATAAATTGAAAGCTGAAGCATCTTTTAGACTAGGCACTCAAATCGTTTGGGGTCAATACTTCGTTAGATTAGAATTGTTAAACTCTTAATAATAAAGAATTATGTGTGAAATCCTAGAGGGAAAGAACGCAGTATGTGATAGCGTGGGTGGTGTAAAAGCCATCTTCGCTTGGAATACTGCCGACGCTACAATCACGAAAGCAAACGGTACAATTTCAGCACTTGCATTAACTGCTGGAAAATACGTACACAAGTTTTTTGTTGAGATGGAAACGTCTAAATTTACTGCTACCAAAATAGGTGACAGACCAAGACAATCAGTGGCTTATGAAAATGTTGGAACAATGACATTATCAGGGAATACAGCTACAGATATCATTAACTTGGAGGCATTGGAAATCTCAAGAACAACTTTCGCAGTTGAATTGAATGATGGAACTTATGAAGTATTTTTTGAAACTAATGGAGCTATGGTTTCAGGTGTTAGAGATACTGGTCAAGCGTATGAAGATGCTAATGGTAACGTTTTAACTTTATCAGGTAAAGAAAAAAACAGACCTAACAAAATTAGTGGAGGTTTAATTACTGCTCTTTTAGACCCAGTTTCTTAAGCAATTATTATTAATTTTTGAAATCCTTATTTAGATTTATTCTAAGTAAGGATTTTTTTGTATCTTTGAAGTATGACAATTCTAATAACAAAAAATAGTTTAAACATTATAGCCTTGACATTGTCAGAGTTAGAGGATGAAAGCTTAGATATTAATTGGCTATTTAGATTCACAAAAGACCAAGGCAAACAAGAAATTTTGTGCTATTTAACAGATTTAAATTCAAGCACAGCACGGTATAATCTATTTCATTTGTTAGAGGGTACGGATGCCACATTTACAAAGTTAGGAGATTATACTTACCAAGTTTATCAAATGCCTGATGGTGGTTCTACAGATTATAGTTTAGGTATTCAAGTTGAAATTGGAAAAGTAAGAGTAAAAGACAGTATCACAGTAGTGCCTAATTCATTTGAGCCTACATTAACAGCAAATATTTATGGAGGAGAAACAATCAGTTAGTACTTATAACCATTTTAGGGAAGTTGCTATAATCGAACCTATTGAAACGGTAGCAAAAGAGGGTTGGGTTAAATGGGGTTTAGATAATTTATACCCTCAATTCCTTTGGTCTTTATACGTTAACAGTCCAATTCATGGCGGTATAATCAACTCTAAAAATACTTTCATTTCGGGTGCTGGGTTGAAGTATGAGGGTGCAGAAAACTGGGATGAGATAAATAAAAACGGTCGTTCTAAGTATACACTAGATGAGTTAGTAGAAATGTACTCACTAGACCAAGAAGTTGTAAATGGCTACTATATTCGATGTGTTTATGATGCCTTAAATGAAATGTGGCAATTAGAACATTTAGATTTTGAGTTAATGCGACCTAATGAAAACGGAACGCTATTTTATTATTCAGAAAATTGGTCAACTAATAAGCAAAACGAGAAAACAAAGTTTAAAACGTACACAAGTTTTTTTAATCGTACAAGTGAAACGAAAGAATGTGTATTATTTGTAAAGGCTAAGTCTAGACAGTTTGTATTAGAAACAAAGAAACTTACAGCTGGTCATTATCCTATTCCATTGTATAGTGGTGGTATTGATGCAATACTTACAGACGTTGAAATCAATTTCTTTCGATTGTCAGAGGTTGTAAATGGTTATAAAGGCGGTACACTTATAAGTTTAAATAATGGAATCCCTGAAAGTGAAGAGCAAGCTGATAAGATAGTAGACGACTTAAAACTAAACGCTACAGATAAACGTAAACAAGGCGGTGTTTCAGTTACTTTTTCAGATGGTAAGGATAGAGAGCCAAGTATCGTACAATTGAACGGTAACGACTTAGACAAACGTTATGAAAGCACGGAGGTTGGACTTAGTAAAAAGATATTCATCGCTCATTCTGTAATCAATCCAAAAATGTTTGGGTACATTCAAGATTCTAGTTTGTTTTCTAGTGATTTGGAGAAAGATTTTAACATATTCTCACAGACTTACATAGCTAAAAGACAAAAAAATATAGCGGATTCTTTGAACTTTGTACTTTCGGAGTTAAACGGAATGACTGGCGAAATATCTTTTAACGAATATAAGCTACAAATTGAAACTCAAATAGACGAAACTAATGCAGTAAGTAAAGCGTTAAATTCAATGAGTCCATTGGTAGCAAATAAAGTACTTTCTTCATTGACTAGTAACGAGATTAGAGCATTAGCGAAACTTGCACCAATTGAGGGTGGTGATACAATACCAACAGAAACCGCTACATTTTCAGCTGAAGATAACGAAAGTAAAATACTAGAATTATTTTCAAGTTGTGGACGTTCTAAAAGCGAGGTTAAAATTATCAAATCGGAGGAGTTTACAAACCAAACAGATGAGGAAATAATCGAGGGTTTTTTTAAAGATAAATTTGCAGTTACTGACAATCAAAATTTAATACTTTCGATGTTGTCAAATGGTGAAAGCTACGATGCTATTGTAAAGGCTTTGGATATGAAACCTATTGAAGTTTCTAAAATCATTGTAGGGTTACAAAGTAAAGGTTTGTTAGATGGTGGCAATGTAACTGATAGAGGACTTCAGGAGATTATTAAACAAGATGAAATTTCTGTTGTTTATTCATACGAGAAAAGACCGAACGCTCCCGACCTTGTGAAAGGTGGAAAGTCTCGAGATTTTTGTGCTACTCTAATTAGACTAGATAAGGTTTACACACGTGAAGAAATAAACATGATAAGCACAGCAGTTGACCGTGATGTATGGTCTTATCGTGGTGGGTGGTATCACAATCCAAACACAGATATTAATACCCCATCTTGCCGACATTTTTGGAAACAAAACGTAATCACTCAAAGAGGTGAAGGTAAAAAACCATCAAATTTAACAATTGACTACATTAAACAAACAACAATACCTAATATTGTGAAAGACTTAAATTTAACCAATGAAAATTTACAGTTTTCTTACGGAAAAATAGACGGTAATGTAGGAGGGTCTGTTTCATTTATTAAGAAAGGTGATAAATATTTAATGGCTGACAAAGTTAAAATTGACGCTAATAAATACATAGGTAAAGAGCAACAACTTGCGCAAATAATTAGGCATGAATTAAGGCACGTTTATCAATCTAAAGAAATGGGTTTTTATGTTAAAGATAATTATTTACATTGGCAAAATAAACCGCACATAAGCGTTAAAGAATATAATAAAATTCTATCAAAAGTAGAAAAAGCAAAAAATAAAAAAGATTTTGATGAAGCATCAGAACTTTATAATAAATTGCCTTGGGAGTCTGATGCTAATGATTATATGATTAAAGATATATTCTCTATTAATAAACCCTATATAGAAACAGTTGTAGATAATGGGTTAATTGATTTAATTAAACTGCCACTTGAGTTAGTGAAATAAAAACGTAATCTTTAAATAAAATGAGTACAGCATTCTTAATAAACGCATACAACCTTAAACAACTTTCTTTAATTCATGGGAATGTTGAAGATAGTATCTTAACTCCGACTATTAGAATTGTTCAAGATACAATGATTGAACCTATAATCGGGACATCTTTGTACACTAGATTGTTAGAGGGTATAGATGCAGACGACTTAAATAGCGACGAAGTACTATTGATGGATAGCTATATCATTCCAGTACTTGCAATGGGGTGCAATTTAGAGGCTGTTGTAATGACTACCTATCAAATACGTAATAAATCTACTGGAATAACCTCTGATGAGTTCTTAAAAGGTGCTAGTGAAAGCGAAGTGAATAGATTACAAGATTCTTTTAGGTCTAAATTTGAACATTACAGACAAAAGTTAATTAAATATTTGAAGTATAATAGTAATTTATACCCTGAATACTACGAATATTTCTCAAATCCTGATAGTTTTTACGACTGTTTAACTGATGGAGGGGAGGGAATTAAGCCCGATTTAGGCAAGCCACGAAGTAATTTATATTTTAGATGAAAAGTACACTTAATCAAATCAATAGAGAACTACAAGCAATTGCAGACGCTCATATCCAAGTAAACACTTACTACTGGGGGGACTTTTTGAACGCTATAAACCAAGATAGTGCCGTTACTTATCCTTTAATGTGTTGTTATGTGACTGGAAATTCACTATCTAAGAACACTATACCTGTAACTATCAATATTATTATAGCTGATAAGTTCTTTAAAACGGGTAGGCAAGGCAATTTAAACGATACAGAAAGCGATACTCTTCAAGTTGTTAGAGATGTTTACCAAGTTATAAGTAAGTCACCTAGATGGCAAAATTTAGGAAAGATAATCGGTGCAACTGCCAGTAAATTCTTAGAAAAGGGAGCTGATGAAAGTGCTGGATGGGTGTTAGCTATATCCTTTACAATGTACGATAGTAATAGTATTTGTGATTTACCTATGATAGGGTACGACTTTGAAGAGTCAGGGGATAATCAAGCTTGTGCTGATGTGTTAATCATAAATTCAGATTCTACATTTACATACACGGCTACAAGTGGCGAAACTTATACTTTGCCTGATGAAACTTTTGATGTTTATTTTAACGCTGTATTTAAAGAAACTTTTACTTTACCTACATTAGGATGAAAAACTTTGTAAATAACCAAGCCTTTACAGATACACTTACTACATTAGCTAGTAACGATACTATTTTAGTTAGAGATTCTAGTAATAGCAAAAAAAACACAGAAATAAGTTATAGCAATTTTGTGAGTGCTATCGGTGGCGGTATTACAAATGATAATTATATTTTCGTAAATAGTAAATCAGACCTACCTACTGCATCGAGTGGTATTATAACTTTAGGTGATAGTATTACATATTTCTTTACTGCAATAGTAGATTTATTAGGTGACAGATTAGTTTGTGGATTGAACACGGTTATACTAGGTGCATCTTCTGAAAATTGTTATATTAAATCTACTGGTTTATCTTCATCGACTGCCTTAATTACATCCGTTTATTCTTTGCCAATTAGAAACATATCATTTACTCACGGTAAAGTTTTTAATTTAGATGGTGATGGGACAACAACCGCAATAGATTGGTTTGGTATTAACTTTGTAGATTGCACAACGATTGGAACAATTAAAGACTATACTAACTTTGTGATGGGGGATAGTGCTTTTCTTAATTCTAGCGGAATGACATTTGATGGTAGTATCGGAACTATTGCTTTTGGTAACTGTTTGTTCGATACTTCAACGGGTGGAACTGCTATAACATTAGCAAGTACATTAACAGTAAGTAGACGTTTTAGAATTATTTACAGTTCATTTGTTACATTGTCAGGCGAAACAGCTTTAAACGTTTCAGCGAGTGCGACAATCTCAGATGAACGTTATATTTTAGATACTGTTAATTTCTCAGGAGGAGGTACTTATATAAGTGGAGTTACTCAAACAAGTAATAAATCTTTGTTTACAAATTGCGTAGGTATAGCTAACACGACAACTAGAGGGTTTTATTATATGGTTAACAATACAACAGATACCCCTATAGGAGTTGTGAATGTTAACGTATGGAAAAAAGCATTAGGAACAACAACAGCGGATTCAAATAATTCTAAATTTACACACTCAAATAATAGACTAACTTATTCGGGTGCTTTTAACACTTCGTTTTTAGTTACTGTAAACACTGCTGTAAGAGCTGGTGCGTCTAATCAAAATATAAGCATAGGCATAGCAAAGAATGGAACTATATTACCTAATTCAGAAATGACAATCAGAACATCCACAAGTAATCAAGAACATCCAGGAAGTACACAATATCAAATTGATTTAATAACAAATGATTACGTTGAGTTATTTGTCAAAAATAGTCAGCAAACAGATGTAAGGGTTTCAGATTTAAACTTTTCTGTAGTTAAAATATTAGTATAGTAACTGAAATAAAAAAAATAATTAATATCTTTATACTCATGAGTACAATTAACATAAACATTTCAAAAGTTGATTTAGGTCTAGACCAAGTAGATAATACTTCGGATTTAAACAAACCAATATCAACAGCTACACAAACGGCACTAGATAATATAGACCTTCAAAGTGTTACAGATAATGGAAATACTACTGACAATGATGTTCAATTTAGTGATGGCGTTGGTATATTACTAAACAACACTTCAAGACTTAGAGAGGGTACAATCGACTCGGGTGCTGGCGGTGGTATTGCTCAAATTTGTGCGGTTGGTTACGAATTGAAATGGGAGGCTGGGAGCCAATATGTAATGGATGGAAACGGTCTTTTGATACGAGAGGTCAACCATAAATTCACAAGTATTCCTGATGCAAATAATGACAATACACAAGGCTTTTACGTTGGTTCACGTTGGATATTAGATGACGGTAGTTTATACATTTGTACTGACAGCACAACATCTAATGCTGTTTGGGTTTTACAAACTATTGACTCGGTGCCAACAAACGGAAGTACTAAGGCAGTAGAATCGAATGGAGTGTTTGACGCTTTAAATAATAAAGTAGATAAGGTTGCAGGTTCTAGGCTTATTACAAGTGCAGAAAGTACGGTGATAGGTAATACAAGCGGAACTAACACGGGTGACCAAAACCTTAGCGGTCTAGCTCCATTAGCGTCCCCAACTTTTACCGGTACGGTTGTACTTCCTACTGATACATCGATAGGTACTGTTTCATCTACTGAATTAGGTTACTTAGATGGGGTTGCTAGTAGTGTTCAAAATCAATTAAATGCAAAAGTAAATTTAAACACTTTAATAACGGAGGGTAGCGGTTTACGTATATTCTACGATGCTAAAGGATTAGTATTAAGTTCTGAAAATTGCAACGTTCAAACGGTCACAAGTAGCGCAACGGTAACAGCGGTAAGTACAAACGACTTAGTAAATATAACGGCACAAGCGGTAGGATTAACATTAGCAAATCCAACGGG